TCGCCAGAGGTTGACATCCATGAACTCGTTCTCTGGAACTCGTTCTCGCAGAATGTTTCGGTGACTGAGTTTCAGGCTATGAGAAACATGCGAATGACCTACGTTGCTCGTTCTGGTGAGTTCGTGAATGGGAAGTACCTGTTCACTCTTGACTGGCACGCACCCGATGACAACGTAATCAACGCAGGCTTCTCTGTGAATCCGGGGCAACACAAGTGTGGCCATGTGATTGAACGAGATGACGGAAACTTCGCAATACAACCGAACAACAGGGTGCGTTTGTTTGACCCATCATTTACCACCAAGAGTGGCACACTCATTGAGCGTCTAGTGAACACGAGGAAGTGGGATGTAGAAGACGCCGCCAAGTGGGTCACTTCTGACGACGACCGATACGAATACGACATCGAAAAAAGGGAGAGCAAGTGAAAACGCAACTCAAGACATATACCGTCAAGGAATTAGTCGAGGGATTCTCGTACGATGACTTTGAGGGGAAGGGTCTGTTCGGACTAAATGGGCGCTTGACGATTCAGCCCGAGTACCAGCGGAACTACCTATATGCGGAGCAGAAGCAGGACATCGGCGTGATTGACTCCATCCTGAGAGGATTCCCCTTGGGGTTGGTCTACTTTGTCAAGACCGACGACGGGAGGCTCGAGGTACTGGATGGACAGCAACGCATTACGAGCATCGGCAGGTTTGTGCGGGGCGAGTTCTCGTACCTAAAGGACAAGGTTGGGCCGTGGGATTTCTCCACAATGCCCGAGGACAAGCAAGAACTTATCTTGAATACGGAGATTCTTGCTTACGAATGCGAAGGAACAGAAACCGAAATCAAGGAATGGTTTCAGATTGTGAATATCGCAGGCATTCAGGTAAACCAGCAAGAGGTGCTGAATGCCGTATATTCGGGACAGTTCGTTACTCTTGCCAAGGCAAAGTTCAGCAACAGCAGGGCCGTGCCAAACATCTGGGCAACCTACATCAAGGGTCAGGCCAATCGTCAGGACTATTTGTCGTGCGCCCTCAAGTGGGTGAGCAAGAAAGATGATGCGTCGGGCGATGTTGCCGCCTACATGAACAAGCATCGTCATGATGCCGACATCACCGAAATCGTCGCGTATTTTGACTCAGTCATCAACTGGGTGAACACGATATTCAAGTCGGTTCACAAAGAGCAGAAGGGTATTGATTGGGGTTCCCTGTACAGGGAATATCATCACACTGGCTACAACCCCGATGAACTCGATGTTGATGTCGCGGGACTTCTGGAGGATGTTCACGTCACAAATAAGAAGGGAATCTGGGAGTATGTGCTGGGCGGGAAGAAGACTCCCCAACTACTTGAGGTTCGCTACTTTGATGAGGCGACCAAGAAGATTGCCTATGGGGCGCAAACTCGCCTAGCGCAAGAGGCTGGTCACTCCAACTGCTCTCACTGCGCAATGGGTACAACGGCCCTCAATAAGAAGATTTACAAGCGTGACGAGATGGACGCCGACCATGTGACTGCTTGGAGCACTGGCGGTTCCACTACGTTGGAAAATTGTGAGATGCTTTGCATCAAGCACAATCGGGCAAAGGGCAATAAGTGACGAGTCCGTACCCACCCAACACGGGACTGTGCTACCCTGACTGTCGCATAAGGACGACAGCAGGGAGCCTGCCGGTCACCTCCTTTCGGCCGTAGGAGTCGTCCTCCCCTTCCCTCTTGGCCAGCCATGGGTGTCGGGCTCATGTCTCGGCGACAGATGCGTGTCCATGCGCATCGTGGGGGAGGGGTGAACCCCTGCATTCGGGACTCCAGTCAATCGACTACAATGGGGTATGGCTAAAGCATCACCCCAAAAGAAGACAGTCAAATCATCTTCCCCCTCGGTCGTCGTCATTGAGGAGTCGGTTAGCCGCAAGGGTGTCCATGCCAAGCGTGGAACCTCCCAGTTGAAGTCCTCCAAGAATTACAAAAAGCCCTATCGTGGGCAAGGACGCAACCGGTAGTAGGCCCCGCTCGTGCTAGTGTGCGGGCATGGAAAACAAGACCGCGTTGGCTCACCAACGTAAAGCATGGGAAGAATTGACCCTCGCCATCAAGTCGCTCCCAGAAGAACAGCGACAGGCATTTGTTATGAGAGATGCCATGAACATGGAGTATTCCGACATTGCCGAAGTAATCGGAATTGCCGAAGAAGATGTTCGCTCCCTCGTAACTCGAGCACGGGGCTCGGTTGCTGACTTTACGGAAGAATCAGCCTCGGAGGCGTGAGTTACACTTCAGGCAAAATTCTGCCCACGGGTAGTAGCGACGCATGTTGATGGGGTGCTGGCAGTCAAGAATGTCTGAAACACGAGCGTTCACTGCCTCTCGGATGAACTGAGACATACTCTTTCCGTCCCGCTGAGACGCACGCTTCCATCTCTCGTGGTCATCGTCAGTTGTACGAACAATTACTTGCTTGGTTGTTGGGCCATCATCGCCAACGAGGGTAGACACGGTCATGTCCATCGTCTCGGCAATTTTATCTACGGCAACTTTTAGGTTGTCCTGATTCTGCGGGGCTGGCTCTTGGGCCGCATCCTCACTCCACGTATTGCTCATTATCGTCTGCCTCCTCACCCGATACTAACTCAGCAAGAATTGGTTGAGGGGAGGGTTCTGATAATTGCTGACCAAGGATTCCAGACACCACATCGGCTGGGATGACCCCAGTACGCCCCATGAGTTCCAGAAGCGCCCGTGCCTCAACCTCGGGGTCAAAGGCATCAACGGCAAGTCTTTCGGTAGCCCCGGCAAGTGACGCCTTGATTTCCTGCTTTGAGTTGACGTCCATTTGGATGCTGACGTTGTTCTGCTCAAGGCCCAACAACTTAGAACGTGCGGTCATGATGGACAGAACCTGCTGAATGGCCTTGAGGTCCGGCTCAACGGTCACTTCGCTCCCGTCGTCCAAGGTCACCTTCCGGTGTTGTGTCAGGGGCCAGATTGCGGATTGAAGACTGTCAAGTCGTTCAAGTTCCATACGGAGAACCTCGGGGAATGCCAAGAATGCTTCCCTATTCAACTTCTCCAACTGTCTCTGGATTGCCTTATTGACAACCGAGGTAGTTACGCCAAAGCGTTTTGCGATGTCGGTAATGGGGACACCGGCTTGGCGTTGCTTGAAGATGCGGAGGTCCCGTTCTGCAAGGAACTCCTTTGTCATTACTTGAGGATTACGGTCCGCCATCTCCAACCTTCTTATACTCGATGGTCTCAAAAGGCCACTTGCCAGATTTTCCACGTCTCATCTTGACAGGCCAATAACGCTCGTCTCTTTCTCCACGAAAATGCTTTACGTCGTATACATATTCTCCCACAGCAGTAGGGTCTGGCTGGAGAGCAAGTCCAAACTCGGGCCATCGTGACCACACGGCAGAACCGAAGGGGCGTAGATTGCGGGACGTCTGCGACTCACCCAACGGAGCGTGGTGCTCCAACCACAGAGCGCAGTCAAAGTACACGCGCAGTGTGTCTAGGTATTTGACGACCTCAATGGCAACTGCTTCTGAGGTTTTGTTGCCGGGGTCAAGGAAGGCTTTGTACAAAGGGCCCAAGATGAGCATGTCTGGTTTGATTTGCTCCATGTAGGACTCCAACAGCAACTTGTCAGATATGTCAAGCAGGTTCAGTCCGTCCGGCTTGATGACCAAGTGAGCACGGGGCTCCAAGCAGTAGCCCAGCGCCTTGGATGCACCCATGATGGTTCTCGTTGAGCGACGAATGATTCGTTCGGGGTTCTCCAAGTCAATGGTCAGCGTTGTGATGGGGGCCATTCGTTGGAATGAGAAGGGTTGGACGCCACACGCAGTAGTGATAGCCACCTGCCTAGCAAGCATCGTGTTGTGTGTGGGGATATATGCATCACCTATTAGGTATGTGTTGTCGGGACCATCAACGGAGATGCATCTCATGGGTACGGGGTCAATCTTCTCCACGGACACGATGTAGCGGTACAGCGACCGACGAGTCTTCAGTTTTTTTGGGAGCCGTTCTACTTTACGCTTGAGTCTGCACACAGGAATATCGGTCTTAAAGGAGATTCTGTACCTTCGCCCGGTCACTCGTCCGTAAAGTTTGGCATCACCTTCATGCATCGTTGCTTTAATGCCAAGGGTTTGTATGAGGTCAAGGAACCACTTTGCCAATTCGGCATCCGTGACAGAGAACTCACACAAGCCATTGGTGGCAATGTATCCATCGGTGTCCATCAACCCCTGAACGAGGGCAAGACGTTGCTCATATGATGCACGTGCATAGACGGCGGGAATATGCTTATTCTTGAATAGGCCGTGTTCTTTTAGTTGCGCCTGCAGGCCAAGAATTCCATAGATGTTTGGTGTTGATTCCCTCTTGCGAACGGAATACCCGTCATTGCGGATTCCCTCAAGTACCTCATCATCCTCGGAGCAGATGGAACCATCGGCAGAAGTCCCGTCTCCCAGCCATGCGCCCAATGTGTATGGAGGAATGGGGAGTTTCGCTTCGGGGAGATTTAGGGGCATCGTTGTCGGAATGGCGTGGTTGAGTGCTTTTGTGCTCCTGTTGGAAATGAGTGTGTCGAGAATTTCCTTAGTTGTGCGAACACCGCCAAGTTTCCTCTTCTCTCGCTCATTAAGTGTTTCCGTGTACCACTGATGCTCGGCATCGGCATCAATAAAGTTCCCGTCAGAGAATGTCACTCTGTAGGCATCTGGGTTTGCTTCCACGGGGCTGATGTAGGTGACCTTGACCGGGTTGCCGAAACGGTCAATGACGGTATCACCAACAGATATGTCCCTGAGTGTCGTCCAACCAGAAGGAGTAGGTATGCCGCTAGTTAGTGCAGCACGCTTGCCCACGCCCTCCGCCGCAACCACAATGACTCGCTCTCGTCGCTCGAGGAGTCCCGGGATTAGCCAGTCGTAGTTATCTACGTCAGTTTCGCTGACGAAGTGGTCCCAGTTGACGAGTCGCCCCTGATTGAGGGGCATCTGTGCCGTTGCAGAACCAATGATTGCCGATGCCCTCGTAATGAGGGTTGCTGTGGAGATGTCAGAACGCTCAAGAAGTTCCTTGAGTTTCTCAACAGTCTCGTCGCTGTTGACACGAGGAATGCCTCTGACCTCCTCCTCATACTCGTCTTCGCTATCCAGATGTTCTTCGGCAACCATCGGGGCTTGGTCTTCTTCGGATGGGATGAAGCGAACAAGTTCCTCTGTGTTTCCACCATCGGCAATGAAGTCGGAGATGTCCTTACACCGCGGTGGGGCGTACGCCTGAACATCGCATCCCGCTTTGGCGAGTTCGCCGAGAACATGGGCGGCGTGCTTACGTCCCGGCTCATCGTTGTCGGCAATAACCAGCACGACTGCTCCGGCGAGTACTTCGGTGTGGATGTCGCTCCATGAGCCAGCGCCATTGGGCATAGTGGTGGCTACGACACCCATGGAGTTCAGGGTGTCTGCGTCCTTCTCTCCCTCAACGACCCAAATCTCCTCACCCTTCTCTTTTGCTTTGAGAACATTTGGCAGGTTGTAGAGAATGCGAGGAATGCTTCCCAATGTGCCAATCCAGCCACCCTGTCCGTCAGGGCGACGTTGGCGAAATGTCTTACGACCATCTTCGTCCACGAACCGGCGCTTCTGGAAAGAGAGAGTCCCGTTTTCGTCAAAGTAGTTGTACTCAGCGACGAATCGGAGTTTCTTCTTTTCCTTTCCGCCACCGTTATACGTTGAGGACTTTATTGTTGGGTAGGTGTCAATGGCATGGGCCATTTCCGATGGAGGCATGAGGTCGGCCATGCTGATTCCTAGCGAGTCACAAATTTGCGACGCATTGCACCCGCCCCCTCTGTGGCAATACACGAGGATTTGGCCAGTTGGCTTCTCGTGAACGGACAAAGATGGAATGCTGTCGTCATTGCGACATGGGCACTTTGCGTCCCAGCCATTGCCGGTCTTGACAACCCCATCCAAACGAGCGAGAAGTTCGGAAGTGTGCTCAAACACGGGACGGATACCCCAGGACATCAGCGAGCGTTGGGCGGAGAATCCTTATCCCCATCCGGCGTCGCATCTTCTCCCTAAGGCCTTCGGGGATTCCTCCCCAGATTCCGACTGGTTCCCACTCCAATGAGTACGCAAGACACTCCTCACGGATGGCACAGGAATTACAAATCCTGATTGCCTTGGACGCGCCCTCGCGAGCCTCTTGTCGCTGTTTGGCTGAATCACGATTGTTCGCACACGGATACCACCATTCGGTTGGCTTCCCCTTGCAAGCCCCGCCTTGCGGAGGTGTAGTCATTTCATTCCCCTTTCCCCACGAGCCTGCTGATGTCCCCAGCAGACAAGAACACATACGCAGCCTTTATTTCTAGCACACCACGATTCTCCGAAGCAACAATCTCGATGGCTTCTAGCGGGACCTTCATCTTTGCCGCAAGCGAAGCACGCACTCGACTGATGCGAATCTCCGATGACGCAGAGTTGTCTTCTTCGTACTCCGCAATCATTGCCGGAACAGGAGGATTCAATTCTCGCAGTTCTTCTTCTCGCTCGATGGCTTTGACACACCAGAGACAAGCGAGCCGAGTCGCTCTTGAAGCACGGGGCTTGTATTCGCTGTGCCCACACTCAAGAACATGTTGGTAGCGCACGTTGCCCCATGAGCCGACACGAAGAATCTCCTTCACCTCGCGCTTGGGTGCTTGTCGTCTCTCCTCCATCGTCGAGACAATACTTCGTCAGTGTTTGCAAGTTGGGGATACAACAAAAAACCCACCCCCGACAGTGGGGTGGGTCTTTGCGGAGAAAGCGTCTCTCCTGATGTCGCGTTATGTAGCGACACTTCTCGTGCCGAGCGCCCTCACGGGGAGCGCTTATCGGCAGACTTTCTCAGGAAATCTTTTCGCGCACCAAAGCGGCGAACGAGATGCCCCGTCCCTTGGCCTCATCTGCCAGCCGGTCAATGAGTGACTCTGGGAAGGTGAGGGTGACTCGGCGTGAGCCTTCCTGTGGGTTGATGCGGGGGCGACCCCGACCTTGCTTGGTGTCCATCAGAAGGGCTCCTCTTCGTCGGTGATGTTGGGCACGGTCTGACGCTGTTGGGCTTGGCGAGGAGAGACAGCCTTCTTGCCCGGGGCTCCACCCTCGGGGTTGCGACGCTTGCGCTCAAAAGACTCGATGGAGCGAGTGAGTACGCCAATATTGTCGGCAGTGATTTCCACAACCGACCGCTTCTGTCCGGTCTCCTTGTCGTCCCACGAACGCTGTTCCAAGCGTCCGCTGACAATAACGCCAACGCCCTTCTCGAGGACGTTTGCCGAATCCTCGGCTAGGTAGCGCCATGCGGTCACGTTGATGAAGGAAACCTTCTCTTGCTTCTCGCCCTTGGCATCGGTGTAGTAGTAGTTGACTGCCACTCCGAAGTTCAGGCGGGGGGTTCCTTCTCCCGTGAACATAAGTTTCGGGTCGTCCGTGACGTTCCCGATAATCGTCGTTGCTGACTGACTCATAACTCTCCTTGTCTTTTGGGGCACGCCCCAATCTGGTAGTGCGAACGTAGCACAGGTCACACGGGGGTCGTCAACCATTCCGACATCTTTTTTTTTCTTCCTTGACAACGAGCCCGACATGGGCTAGGTTTCGTTCACTGCGAAAGGACGCGCCATGGCACACGAATTGGAATTGTTGAAAATCATCCGGCACATCTCGTCGGTGTATCAAGACCTCAACGACACCGGCACTCTCACGAAGGAGGAGATTGTCGAGAATGAGGAAATTGGAGACGAAGTAGCCGATTGTCTTATCAAGTCGCTATCGCTCGAAGTCGTCGGGACTGACGGAGACACCATCACGGTGAAAATCAAGACCCTTGACGAGACTTGGCAATTCGTGTCGCATTATTGGAACTCGGAAATCGTGCAACTGACCGAAGAGGAACCCCTCCGGCAGACGGACAATTTGTCTGAATAATCGGGCAAATGCCCTCGTAAATTAGAACTTTCAGTTCTTTGTTACAACATTCATCATCAAATGGTAATATTTATGGATGGGGGTCGCTAGGGTTCCCATGAGGAGACTGAGTCTCCAGCCGTATCCGACGAACACTGGAGACACATGAAAAATCCGCTAAGACTTCTTTTTCCCGTTCTTGTAATCACCCTTGGCATCACAATCAGAGCCAGCGCCCCTGGGAAGGAGGAACTCAGCGTAGTGTCCACAACGACAACAACCGTTGCTCGTGCCGTTACAACAACGACACCGCCAACAACTGTTGCGCCCACGACGACCACAACCGTCGTAACACTCCCTGAGGGATTCTTTTCTTTCGTTGCTGGAATCCCTGCCAACGTGCCTTGCCAAGAGTGGGCACAGACCGCCTACGAGGCTGGTTGGCCCATTGAGGTGCTTCCCGAACTTCTCTGGGAAGTCTGGTCGGAGTCCCGATGCCTGAACATCATTGACGGCCACAAGAACTTCAACGGCCATGACCGTGGTCCACTCCAAATCAACCAAGTCTGGCTTGACGACATTGAGGCCAAGTACGGCGACTGGACGGTCGTCAACGACCCTCGCTACAACTTCGCTTGGGGTTGGGAAATGTACAGATGGTACGAGGACAGAAAGGGCTGTGGCTTTATTCCTTGGTCACGCCCGTGCAAGTGATAGGGGGACATCATGAAGAACGCACGACGATTCGTTATTGGCATTTTCCTCACCATTATGGTCGTTGCTGTTTCAACCTGTGGGGTTGATTGGGATAAGGCGAAAGCCGTCAACCCCACTAACGGTGCTCCGCCCATTGACCTTTCTGGGGTTGACTGGACGGGACTAGCGAGGCTCATGTACGGCAAGTGTGGGGAGTGGCACGACCTTGCTATTGCTGTCGGCTGGTCGGAGGCCCAATGGCCCAAGTTGAGTTACGTCCTTCATCGGGAAAGCCGGTGCAACATCAACTCATTCAACAAAACCGACCCTAACGGCGGAAGCCGTGGCTTGATGCAAATCAACGGTTACTGGTGCCGAAAGAATAAGTACAACCCAAGCGGTTGGCTTCAGGCCAAGGGAATCCTCCGCAATTGTGATGACCTTTACAACCCCGAGACCAACCTTCGTGCCGGACTTGCCATGTGGAACTACAGCCAAGAGCGCAATAAGTGCGGCTGGCGCCCATGGGCTACACGGTGCTAGGTTTACGGGATGGAAGATTTCTCAATCACCATTGGCTCCACTCGGCTCACGAACCTGACTCGCATCATCGACGCCGTTCTGGACGAGTACGAGGCGTCAATCGGGACTGGCCTCGATGAGTTGAGGGTGGATGAGCGCCGTCGGGCAGTGGAGTTCCTCTACTCAATCGGTTACTTTGATATGCGTGATTCAGTTGAGTCATTCTGCTCACGAGCGCATGTCTCCAGAATCACTGTGTACGAACATCTCAAAAGAGCCATCAACTCTCCTGTTAGATAAAATCAGATAAGTAACCCCTGCTGGTGCCTCAGCAGTGTAATATTTGCGGGTTATTGCTTTCTTCTTACCTTGACAGGGAGGCGTTATGTGCTTGCTTTTTTATTTGGCTGGTGTGGCTACTGGTTACCTCGCCTGGAGACTGGCTTCTGCCCCGAAACTGTGGGATGCGGAAGAGGAACGGGATTTCTGGCGCAAGCAATGGAGCGCCCTCAAGAACGAGAATGACCTGCTCACAAGCAATATTTCCAAGGACTGAGAAACTTCTTACAAATTTCTTTGGTTTAGTGTGAAAATTGCTTGCGTTTTTTGGGGTCGCTCATTACAATGGCCCTATGGATGAAATTACTACCATCATCAAGCCACCCAGCACCTCATGGATGACGTACGCCATTTGCCGAGGAAAGACCAGCGTCTTTTTTGCCCCGTACGGAGAAAGACCACAAGCGCGAGTTAGGCGTGAATTGCTTGCCAAGGCCATGTGTCGCGTCTGCCCAGTATCAGAGCAGTGTCGTGATTACGCTCGCGATAACCGCGAATACGGGGTCTGGGGCGGAGAGGCCGAACTTGAGCGACACAATGCCGGTTTCAGACTTGCCTCCCCCCTCGGACTTCGGGACGAAAGTGGTCGGTGACCACTTTCAGAAAAATCTGACCAGAGGTTGTTGCGCACACGGGGGGGCGCTATTCTTTCCTCAAGAGATTTATCCAGAAGGAGAAAGCAATGTCGCACGGACTAGATACAACCAAAGAGGGCAAGGTTCGGATGGCCTACGCGGACCACGAAGTCCCGTGGCACCGTCTCGGAACACCGATGAAGGGCCTGCGTACGGCAGAGGAGATGCTGCGAGCCGCAGAAGCCGACTTCACCGTCGTACTCACCCGAGTCGTTGCCCTAGATGAGTTCGGTAGGGTCATCATGACCCAGAATGCCGATGGGGCAGATATCCCATTGGAGATTGAGGACAGTCGGGCAACCGTTCGTGTCAATAGCGATGGCACATTTGACGCATTGTCGACGGTCGGGACTCGCTACGTCGTTCAGCAGAACGCTGATTGTATTGGTCGTGCCCTTGACATCGTGGGGGCAAGCAGGGGCGATGCTGTGGTGGACACCTGCGGAGTCCTCAATGGTGGTCGTGAGTTCTTCGCTTCGATTGACCTCGGACAACTCATCATTGACCCTCTGGGAGTGAACGACCACATTGAGCGCTACTTGCTTGTCCGCAACGGTCACGACGGCAAGACGCCCATCACCTACGCCAACACTTCCATCCGTGCGGTCTGCAAGAACACCGTCAATGCCGGTATGAGCGCCGCCTTGCGAGTCTTTACCGCTCGCCACACCCGTAATCAGGACAACGCCATCGAGCACGCTCAAGAGGTTCTGAACTTCTCTACGGCTTGGGCTGATGAGTTCCGCACCACCGCCGAGAGAATGCTTTCCATTCCTGTCCCTGAGAGTTCGGCACGATTTGACACCATTGTCAATTCCGTTTTCCCGAAGCGCAAGGATGAGACCGACCGACAGAAGAAGAATCGCGAAGACATCATCACTTTGGTGAGAGGTTTGTACCCATCAACGAAGAACGGTGGTGGATACGGCTACAACGGATGGGCCGCATACAACACAATCGCGGAATACCTTGACCACTATCGAGATGCGAAGGCCTCAGAGCGTGCGCAGTCTTCTATGGACCCCAACTCATGGGTAACCAAGAAGAAGCAGGACGCACAGAATGCCGTTCTTTCCTTTTTCTGACCCAAAGTCGTGAGAGAATGGGGTATGCACTTGGCGTGCCCCCACAAAAGGACGTGCTATGGAACCTGATGACTTTGACGCAGAGATGTCCCGTAGCGAACTGATTGAGTTCCTTGGCGACTTCATGTCCCAGAACAGCAATCCAGAGATTCTCTTCCGCGACCATCTGTGCTCTCTCGTTGTTGCGAAGGTCTTTTCCGACTTTGGGCACGAAGGTCTATGTGCACTCATGATGGAAATCGACCGGAAAGCCAACTGGATTTCTGACATTATCTTTGAGCAAGCAGACTTTGATAACGCCATGTTCTTGTCACACGGGACTTACGATTCCGAGATTGTTCACAAGGCTCGGAACACGGAGTCCATCATTGAGTTGAACAAGAAGATTTGGCGATTGAGAAAGAAGTACGCACGCGCCATCGTTAATGAAGTTATTGAGGAAGAAGAGGACGACATCATTGAGGGCCCTCAGTGAGTACTCGTTGGATGGAAATGAATATCTGGATAGATAAATCTCCAGATATCTCGCCGGAAGAGAAGTGGGCTAACATCAGGGGCCACAAGTGGGAGACAGTTAGTCTCGCTCAGAAGTTTGCTTGCGAGTCGTTCATCGGGACTGCCGACTACTGCTCGGTCTGCGGGGTGGCGTACGCAACTAACTTGTCGGCTTGGCCATGTGAGGTCATGCAAACAGGATGGCGACCCGAGAAAGAAACCCTCCTCGAGTCCCGCAACCGAGACCGCAACAACCGCCAGCCCAATCGCTAAATAAGCGGAGCCCCCGACATCCCTGGGGTGGGGAGTGGGGGCTCAACGCCACGTTGACTTGATGGGCACCACGTCAACGGAAGTAAAGTTAGTCATAAACGAGACTTCACGCAACTGTTGTGAGATAATTTACAGACTTTGTTGCAACCACTAAATGTCAAGAAGTTTGAGAATGAGACTAGACGCATCGTCCTCTACGAACGAAATCTCTCCCTCGGTGGCCATGCCCACAACGGCCCGCTTCTTCGCAATCAAAGAATAGATTTCTTCGTCAATGGTTCCCGACGTCAGCATGTAAGTAGATGTAACGGAGCCCTTCTGTCCAATGCGGTGACAGCGACTGTAGGTCTGGTCAACATCGGCTGGCGTCCATGGCAACTCCACGAACAGTACATCTTGAGCCGCAGTCAACGTATGTCCCGTCTTCGCGGCTTGGATGGAGAGGACAATGACTGGAGCCTTGTCCACGGGGAGGGTCTGAAACTTGTGCTTTGCGTCCTCAACAGCCTCAACGTCCATTCCTCCCTGAATCTTGAGACCGCCATAACGATTGGCAAGTGAGTCAACTATCTCTCGGTGGTGGGCTGCGATGACGACTTTCTTGCCATCGGCAATGTGGGCATCCACCCACTCCTCAACAACTTCCATCTTTGCCTTAGCCGCAATCTTGCGTAGGACACTCATCTTGACAAGGTGTTCATTCGCCTCTGCTTTGAGGCGAGCCATGACGGTCGCGGCTCCGACGGGCACGCCAAGTTCTTCGGCAATCTGCTTTGCTCGCTCCACAAGGTAGGCAACAATGTCGGCTTCTGCCTTTTTGTACTCCTTCATGATGGACGCAGTCCCGTCTACGGTGACTTCGCTGTGGAGAACGGGTGGCAACTCCGACATCACTTGGTCTTTGGTTCGCCGGATGTAGCAGGTCGCACGCAACTTGTCGTTCAGTTCCTCCAGATTGGAGTTGCCTTCCAGATGCCATTGACCCCACCTGTCTTGGAAGGCGTTGCAGTAGCGACGATAAAAGCCCCATAAACCACCAAACTTGTCCAACTGACCCATGATGTCTAACTGCGGCGCATACTCGGCTGGACGGTTGGTTACTGGCGTTCCGGTCAGGCACAGGACAACCGCATCCTTGTTTGATTTAGTCATCTTCTTTGCCGATTTCGTGCGTTGAGTATCGCGGGACTTGCAGTAGTGGCTTTCATCAAAGACGTAGGCGTTGTGGTTGCAGAGTTGCTTCTCCCATGCCGTGATGTTGGAGTAGCCGATAACCAAAACGTCGTATGTGCCGAACATCGGAATCTCTTTGCGGTTTGCAACTGTCTCCACAATGAGGTCAGGCAGGAACTTGTTGTATTCCTTCTTCCAGTTCAGAACAAGACTTGGTGGGCAAACAACAACAGCCGGATAAACGGGACTCGTCTCGTCATCTCCATACTGTGAATGTATGTGCTCAAGCGTTGCCATCGCTTGGATTGTCTTACCCAAACCCATTTCGTCAGCAATGAACGAGCGCCGTGTGTGAGACGCATACGAAACGCCCGCTCGCTGGTAAGGAAGCAGTTCTCCGTGTAGACGAGGTATGGAGATGTCGGCATCAACCGAACGACTTGCTTCACGAATCTCAGTCAGCGAGACAGAGATGCGGTCAGCCTCGGCTCGCACATAGTCGGGAACTGGTTGCTTGAATGTTGTCGCCCACTTGATGACGCTTTCTATCGACGTCAGCGGGGCTTTCCATGCCTTGGTCTTGGCATCCCACGTCACGCTAGGTATCTGCTTGACGGACCGAACCATTACTGGGTCGTATCTGAACGACATCATGAGGTACTTACCCTCAATGGAGACACCGTCACCGGGATTGCTGTGAACAGGAAGGTCAAAAGCAAGGACTTCGTTGGAGATGTCGTAGTTCCACTTCAGGGCAAGGTCACGCACTTGCTTCAGGCTTGACATTGGGAGACGCCACACCTTGCCAACTTTGTCCCACTTAGCCCCGGGTAGTGCTTTCACCTGACTTACTTGGTCGGGGTCATAAGGAAAATCAAAGACCAGTACGTCGTCAGCCAAGTAGAGGATGGATTGCCGAGGCGTGTCTGGTGTCTGCGCTGATGAGTTCTTCATGAATCAGCCTATTCAGCCTTTGCTTGCCCCAGCCAGAGGGTTCCGTCCAGACAGCAGCGCTGACTCCATGCTCCAAGAGTAGTGCCTGACATCTCCGACATGGCCGGGCAGCCCCGATTTTCCCGCTTCTGGTGAGGCGAGCAACATAGATGGTTGCGCCTTCGGGGTCGCTGACTCGGCGCAGGGCAACTTCCTCTGCGTGGTATGAGACATACCCATACTCGACCTGAGATGGGTCGTTGCGATAGCGGTTGACACCCGTGGCGAGGACGTTCCCACTACGAACGAGGACTGCTCCGACCCGCCATTGTTTGTGGGTTGCCTCTTCGCAGATGTCAACGGCTGATGTAAGCCAACGCAACTCTGCTCGCGACAACTCCATAAACCGGACAATAGAGCGGGGCGTGGGGTAGCGTCAAGCATTCGCTTTTGCTGTAGCGATAAACTCCGAGACTGAGGCGATTGCCTTCTTGCTTGTGGTGTAGGTGAGCCTCCAGTCAGGTGCGCCCGTGTAATCCAAGTCGTCGGCGGGGAAGTAGTAAAGGATGCCCTGCTCCAAGTCAAGGGTCAGTTGGTTCCGCCCCGTGAAGTTGCGGAAAGCGCCCTTTGTCTTAGTGATTCTTCTCGCATCACCAGCAACTATCTGATGCTCAGGGCGGTCAACCTGAGACATCGTGAAGTCAACAACATGGTCATTGGCTGTCAGTACGATGACATGACCACCGAGTCCCGTCTTTGCATCATTGCCCTCAGCGGCTCCCAATGCGTATTCGCCATCACGAAAGGTCATACCATCATCATCCTCGGCAAGCGAGGTGAGCCTGTCGTAGCGCACCTTATTCATAGCCAGCGACGTAACGGCAGAGACACGGTGGGTGAGTCCGAAGTGCTTGAGTACATCGCTGGTGATGCGTGCGGTAAGAATGCAGGCGTTGTAGGTGTAGTTGTCCTTTTCTTCGTCCCACCATCGAACGAGTCCCGCTAGGACTTGTTCTTCTAGTCTGGCACTAGCCACCCGTGCTTGCTTGACCTTCTTGCCTCTCACTTCTTATTCCGCTGAATAAGGCGAGTAACGCCGTAGACGACGCCGAACCATATGGCTCCATTGACAACTCCATCAATCACAAGTCCACCATTGGCGAGTGGGGCGATAAAACCGATGCCAGCACCGATACAGCCTGCCTTCTTAGCGAATTGCTTTCGTTCCACCTCTCCTTTGGGTGGATTGGGTGGGGAGTTCGGGGGAGGGAAGTCGTTCATACATCTCCTGTTTCTTTGTTTGCCGTATGGATTTGCTCATTTAGTAGGCTATCCAAGTCAATATGAAGAATCTCGGAGTATGACCTAAACAACTCCATGTGCTTGGGCTCAATGTCCAGAACGCTATCAGGAACCTTCACCCAAGCAGAGCCATCCCACAGACACATTCGTCGTACTCGCTTCTTGGTGAAGCGCCAGAACTCAAGGTAGAAATACCGTCCCGGTTCTTTGTGCTGGAATACCACCTTCCTTAGGAAGGGATTCCGACTGAACTCAAAGGCGACCTCTTTCCGAGGAGATGTCATTGTTCCTCCTGTTGCCTTCGCTGAATCTTGCGGATAACCCACATAGCAAGTATCGCCAGAAGTGCTGGTCCAACTATCCAGACGAATGAGCCAGCCGTCAGTGAGTCATCCTTGACTGCGGGCATCAGTTCAGGATGCTCGCACTCAATAGTGACTGGCGGTTCCCCCGGAAAGGAGGTCGGCACCGTAGGGCAGGGGTGAGCAATGAGGTTCGTCATTCCTCACACGCCTCAGTCATCGCATACTGCCACTCTGATTCAAGTCCTACTGCCATGGGTTCCAAGTCTTCATTTGTGTATTCCTCACTGAAGCCCGGATAATGCTCCAAGATGCCGCCATTGCTCAAATAAACCTGCAGTGATGTCAGCGTAGTAAGGGGCTTGATGCAGTCTACCAACCAGAGTGCACTTATCTTCTCAACATCTCCCAATGGGGTTTGCTTCGGTGTGAAGTAACTGTATGTGAGTAACGAATCAAATTCACCAGGACCATAGAGGGCACCATCCGTCCTGCCAGCCGCCAGACACACCTCAAAGTCCACCTGTCGGGTGCATCCACCATAAAAGTCATCGCCACTGGAGCCACAGGCAACGAGAAGTGATGACGCGATAATGGTGACGAGTAATCGCGTCATAGAGCCAACCACATCAAACTCCCCACTTTTCGCCAGCGAGGTCGTTCTTTATCTTCATCACGGTCGTCAGGCTGAGACCAGACTCTCGGGCAATCTCTGCTAGTGGCTTGCGGTTGTCGGCAGATAGCAACTCACGAGCCTTGCGTCGCTCTTCCCACTTCGGGTGTCCCGGTGGCAAGCGTCGCAGACCAATCTCCTTACGAATCTTGTCCACGGTAGTGACGGAGCAACCAATGGCTTCGGCAATCTGGCGACAGGTCATTCGGGGGAGGGGGGACTTGAGCATCTCCTCAACTTGGGAGCGCTCATCGGGACTCAGCGGACGACGACGCTTTACACCAATCTCCTCGCAACGCCGACGCACCCAGTTCATGGGGATAGCGTGACGAGAGGCGATGATGACAAGAGATAGGTCGCCAGCACGCAGGTCAGCATCCACTTCGGTGTAGTCAAAGACGACTCGCTGGCTGGAGCGACGATTGTTGCGTGCCGAGCGAGGGATGCCCAGCAAGTCCCGTTGCCGAGCGACGTGAGCGAAAGAGATTCCCGACGCACGAGAAACTTCCAAGTCGGTTATCAGGGGGTTGGCGGTCAGCAACTCACGAGCCTTGATGGTGGCTTCGGAGGGCTGTTGGATGCCACGCCGTGCCGATGGTACACCAAGCATCTTGCGGTACTTGGCAACCGTAGCCCCGCTACAGCGGTACAGCACGGAAATCTGCGTGTTGGTGTCGCCGGGGTTGGTTTTCAGATGCTTCATGATGTCGCCCTGACGCTTGCGGTACGGACTCATGGGCTTGAGTCCCTCCTGCTCACGAATGAAACTGACGACGCTCTGCTGAACATCGTGTGCGAGTGCGATGTCGCCGTCATAGCGATACTCGTCCCGCTTGATGTCCTCACGGATAACCTCAACCTGCTCTGGAGTCATGTCCTTGAGTAGACGCTTTGCCAACGGCTTATTCACACTTTTCCCTTCTGGCTTATTCACACTTTTCCCTTCTTATGGCTCGCCCCCAGCGGACGTCCCCCTCACCATACAGCCCCCGTGCGACATTCGCAACCCGAGAGAGAGTCCCGTCGCTGACGCTCCCCCGTCGCTGACGCTCCCCCACTACCGCTTCCCCCACAACTTGCGCAACTTGCGATGCCCTGAGATGTGGTCGGCAATCCTGACGAGGAGCCACGAGAACGGTACGGCAACGGCGAGACCGAGAGGTGCGTTGAGGAAGGTGTCCATGTTCATACCCATTCTGTCACCCTCTCACTCGTAAGGATTTGCCCGTGAGGGGCAGGGGGGCGAACCCCCCCACCCCCCCCGTGGGGTCAGTCCTCGTCCTCGCAGTCCTCGTACTCGTCCAGAGCGTCCTCGCCCAGCAGGAGTGCCGTCCACGAGAAGGAAGTGGCAGGGTCGTGTTCGTCGTTTTCGTCGTATTCCGGTGTGGTGTTCATACCTTCACTGTCGCCACCTACCGTGTGTGGATTTCCACAGCCTGTGGATAACAACGAGTGCTAGTTCGCAAGCGTTGCTAACTTACCCGTGGGTAACTTGTACGCTACAAGTATCTTGTTGCTTACAGGTCATAAGCCCCAAGCCCCGCTCGCGTCGATGCCTCTAGGTGTTACGGTGGTGGAAAGCGAACTACAGATAGATTCAGTCGCACACCTTACGACGGTTTACGCCTCACATAGATTCATCAGCACAGTCGACGAGGTCGACGAAGACGGGACTTGTCCGCTCGAGTACCAAGTTCAGATAAATCAGGAAACGCACACATCTCGTGCCTTCATGCCCCCTCCCCTCGAGTGGCACGACAGCCCCGGATGACCCGCTCGAGGCGTCGAGGCGGCTCGAACAACAAAAGCGCACATCAGGGGCACATTCATCAAGCGACCAGAGACCAGACGACGGCGCACATCTATTCCTCAACGAAGAACCAGTCCCGATTCCCACCCCAAGAGAGACACTCACACACAGAGGGGGAGAGAGACCCTCACACAGAGGGGAAGAGCAAACAAAGCAAAAAAGAGTGTAAGCAAAATCCAAATCGCCAGACCGGTCAAATAAACAATAAATAGTGTTCCCCGTACCCCGCTGTTTCGCATCCGCCCAGGAACGGGGCTCCCCCCGCCGCACCCGAGCAGTTCCACCACAAGGAGTGGTTACCACACGACTTGGATAAATCTATGCGAGCGTGTGTTATAGGGGAGGAGTGACATCAAATCTCACGGAAAGTGAAAAATGGGGCAAAATCGCGAGGTTCCCCCCGTATTTCGTCTCTCTCAGTAGTCCCGCGACATCGACCCTGCGTAGCGAGCCACACTCAATCTCCGACTCAACACCCACTCTGGGTGGTCAAAAGGTGTTTATCATCACTTTGGGTGGTATTGAGTAAAGTGTGAGGAATGGTGTGAAGTGTGCGATTGGCGAACATGAGCCGCCAGCCCCGGGGGATGAGCCGGAGCGAAATCGTTCTTTCCCCCTCTGTGTGTCTCTCTCCCCTAGTGTTTCTTCCCCTCTGTGATACCGCTGTCCTTGTTATCCGTTGAGGTAATGAAAAGCCGCCCATTTGTTCGTGGGGTTCCACTAGAACGGGACTCATCCGCAGTACGGTACGAAAATGGAGCATGATGAAATCGCTAGCCGTCTTGACCGCCTGAACGCCGACCTTGCCCGTCTTGAAGATGTCATCGGCACGGTGTACGAGGAAGTTCTCCGTCTACGGGCGGACATTTCGGGGACGGAGCCCCGCGGCACGCGCTGGCAAGTCGCCTCGTCGTGGTTCCCTCCGATGCCCGATTGACGAGTGGGGAGGGTTTCCCCTCCCCTGACCCGTCGGAGCCACTCGGCGAGGTCGCCGTCGGCGATTTCGGAGTAGTCCACCCCTTCGGCATCGGCAATCGCTTGCCAGACCGCTTCCTCCGTGAGTGGGGACTCCCAATCAATGTAGTCCATCCACCCCTTCGGGGTGTCGTCGCAGGGCTTCGGTTCGGGTTCGGGTGTGTGTTCCATGCCTTCTCTGTCTCGGGGTGTCCGGTAAGGATTTGGGCGACACGCTGGACAAATCCTTATGGAAGCGTTAGGGACAGGGAGGGTATGACCCACTACTACGAAATCACAGACACGCTCACCGGAGACCTGCTGGACGTTGTTCCCTTCTGTTCGGACTACTGCCACTACTGGTACTGCCACCAGAGCGGTCTGGAGTACGGGGGGTGGAACGGGTGTCATGAGCACCCCTACAACGATGAGTGCCGTGAGTGTGGCACTCTCATCAGGGGGATTCAGGAAGCGGTAGCCTGCTAACCCTCTCGCCACGGTTCTCCCTGTACGCAACAGTTCATTGAGCGTGCGGGACGTGCCACGCCCGTGCTGTCCTCTCATCAAGGGTGATAGCACGGGCTATCGGCGTTCTGAGCAGGCATTTTGTGTCCTGCCTGCCCGATGCCGGTTACTCCCCTCTGTCAGGACAGCCTGACGCACCCGCCCGTCGAGGTAGCCGGACGCCCCGCTGTTCGACTCGAGCGGACAAATGAGGGGGCATTTCCAAAATTTGCCGATTTAGCAGGGGTGATGCCGGTGATAGCAGTGCTTCGAAGGAGGCGGGACTATCCCGTACTGGGCGTGGGTGCTGTGGGCGTGGGGGTAAATAGAGAACCGGAGAGGCTTATTCAGCCCCTCCGGTAGCGAGGAATCGTGTTCCTAATGCCCGTCTGGGCTATGTGCCTGTCCGACTACTTGCGGACGAGGGAACGGACGACAGCGTTCTTGACGCGAGCGAACACGCTGAGCGAGCCACGCATGACCCAGTAGCCGTCCTCCTCCTCCACAGCCTTGACGCGGGAGAAAAGGTTCATCATCACCTCCTTCATACCTACTCTGTCTCAGGCTATTGGGTATGGATTTCCCCAGAACAAGTGTTCGTTGTGGATAAAACTGTGGATAACTCGGTCGTCAGCCCACATAAGGGGACTCGCTTCGCTCAGTCCCGCCTTGTGGTTCTGGGTTCCAGACGGTAGTTTGGCGAACCACGATGGCGACCCACACACCAATCATCAACGGAATGGTCTTTCTTCTCCGGTTTACGCCCATACGGGACTCCCGAGGCGGGTACACGGGGGAGATGCTGGACAAGGAGACTGACGAACAGGTGTTCGTTGATGTGTTCCCGTCATACGCCGATGCGTACAGGGAACTACGCAAGATGGACGAGGGTGCGTGGGACGGAGGCCCCGCTTACGAGCCGTGCGGTGTCCAGACGGCGTGAAACCCCACCCCCGAAGGGGCAGGGTCGCTGGTCAGGCAGGCTCTCTGATTGCCTCGTACCAGTCGGCACCGCAGTCGTCGCAGATGAGTCCGTAGTCCTCTCCGCAGTCGTTGAGGTCGTCGGTGGTTCCGCAGAACCGGCAAGTGGTGTGTTCGGTGTTCTCCATACCTACTCTGTCGCCCGTGGCACGGTAAGGATTTGGGAATACTTGCGTACGCCAAAGGTATGTTATCCA